TTTGCATCACCAACGATGACATCCGCTACTGTTTCCATCCAAATATCCATTGGTTTGATGGGCTTATCTCCTGCAAGTTCACGCTTATGTGCATGATAAGCAAGAAACATAAGATCCCAAATACCCAGCTTCTCGGATGCTTGTCCAATGACATTTCCTGTCTGCTTTTCCCATTTCGCCCACTCAGGCGGTTGGGCAATATAAGTTGCTTGCTCGCCTGAGCTGTATTCAATTGTGATTGGTAGTTTCATTTTGCTCCCGTTGTTAGATTTTAACTAAATGTTTCTACTACTGCGCCCTTTGATACTGTGAAAGTAAAGGAAACAGTTTGTGCATCAATTCCTGATCCACCAGCAGTTGGAAACTCTGGCTTTACTGGAAACACAAATTGTGCTCCTGATGCAGCTGTAAGTGTCATGCTGATATCTGTATCTGGTGCGCTTTCAGCAGCTGTCCATAGAGCCTCGCAAACTGAGTTTGCCTTGCCCCAGTCAGCCAACATATCCAATTGGAATGTTCCTGAAATGTTTGTGGTTTTGTAAGCCTCGCCTTCCATGGTCTGATAAACCTGACGCTCATTGACCTTGGTTAGAACTGCGTTTGTCGCTTGTGCTTGAATATCTGTTCCACCTGTGAAAGATAAACCAACATCACGACCGGTAATTACGACTGTTGCCATGATTTCTCCTTATATTGTTTGCGTGTAGTAGGTAGATACTCGAACATCTGCGATGAGCAGCGTTGATGCACCAACTTGAGTAACTGTCGGTCTTTCAACCGAGCTGACAATGTATCCAACTGGAATTACTGCCAGAACACTTATGATTAATTGCTCGATATTGTCGAGCGATGCAGGATTGCTGTTATATGCAACTGCAACTGTAATAGTCATATTAATTTTAGCCCGAATGTTTGTTTTGCTTATTGTTTCAAATTCAAGATACGGAGAATCTGGAACGCACACAATTGCAGGGGGAATTATAGACTCTGGAACCCAAGCATAAACATTTCCTGCAACAGTAGATAAAGCAGTTGCTAAAGGTGTGCGGATTTGCTCAAGAATTGTTTGGTTAGGCATTTATTGACACATACTTTCAGTGTCCATGTATGAGCCTAACAAGCCTACGCATTTATTAAAAAGCGATCTGCCCATTCTAAAAGGAGTTGCAGTAAAATCTACTCCTTCGATTTGTCCTCCACCGGCAAGTCTTGCTTGGAAAACTTCGACTGAAACTGTATAGACGGCTGATTGAACAGCTGCATTTCCAACATAAGTTGATCCGCCAGAAAGGGCAGCAACTCCGGATGGGATGACATTAGCCTCGAGTATGTCGGCATTAGTGATCGATTGCGAAAAGGTATATTGTCCAAGATTATCTGCCAACACAACTCTTGTTCCGTTGTAAGGGCTTCCGCATCCTGTAATGATGACTGTTTGTCCTTCGGTAAATTCATGAATTCCTAGTGTAGTGAAAGTGGCGACATTATCAGTCAGCGACACTTTTTGGATTGGTGCTTTGAAAGTTACAAGCATTGGCAGAATAACCAATTCCGCTGTATCTATTATTTGATTTAGATAACTGTCATTATACAAGGATGATGACACACCAAGCACAGATCTCAACTCGGAAGCTGTAATTATGGTTGGCATGTCATCTCCTTACTCCCATTAATGGATGCCTAGGATCGGGAGCAACCCTAGGCACTCAGTTAAACTAATTTAGTTCTTGTTGAACCAAACTGCTCCACCAGCAAGTTTTACTGCTAGTGCGCCGTAGCCATAGTAAGCAACGGATACTTGACCGGTTGCTGTGATGTCTGAACGAAGTGTTAAGCGTGGGCTCTCGTACCATGTAAAAGCATCTGGATTTACAACGATCATTGACTGATCTCCAGTTGTGTAGCCATCAAGTGAGCGAGAAACATAAAGATCCAAGCCAGCAACATTTCCACGAAGTGACGTAGGAACTACATTGCCACCTGCGTTTTGTGGTTGTGATGCGTTGTAGATTGGGCGACCGCTGTCGTTGTAGCCCATGATGTTGCCCCATTGAGTGCTGTTAACAATTAAGTTGCGAGCAAATCCAAGTGAGCCAGAATAAACAGATGCTGCTGCTTGTGAAACATATCCAAGCAAGTCAGCTGCTGTGTTGTCTTTTGCAGTTGCTGCTAATGAGCATGAGTTGCCAAGAATTGTTGCAACATATGAATCTGTGGTCTTTGCATAAGCAAATTCCATTTGACGAACTAACTCATCAAAGAATGCTGGAGATGAACGATCTAGAAGTTCAACTGAGAATGTTTGTCCGCCAGCGAATTTCTTAACATCAACAGAAACGAATGATGAAGTCATGTCGGTTGTGTCAATTGCTGCTGCCTCTGCCTCTAGTGCAGTTGTTGGCACAGCTGTAATTTTAGGAATTTCGAATGTCATACCAGCAGCAGGAAGTGTGCCACGAGATAGAGCATCGATTAATCCACGATCAGCATTTGATAGACCATTGATGATCTCTGTTGATTGTGGTGTTGGAATTAAGCCAGCAACTGTGCCGGTTGTGTCAGCAGCCATTACATATTGACGGCTTTCCTCTGAACCTAGTGCAGCACGAACTGAATGCTCCAAGTAAGTTGCTTTTGAATTGATTGGTGAGCGTGGCTTTGTATAGGCAACAGACTGAGCTGCCACTACGACCACAGGCTCAGACTTTGCAGCTTCTACCGCTTCGGTTGCGATAGGAGCATCTGAAGTAATATCAGACACTTTGTCCTCCTGTGTTGTTTGATCCTCAGCGGTTGCTTCGGAATTCTCTGGTGTATTTGTTGCAACTACCGATTCAACTTTCGCTGAGGCAATAGCCGGATCAGACACCAAACTGACTTCTTGTAAAGAACTTTTTGAAATAACCATTGCGCCATCTTTGTTATCCCATGCATCAACCATTACGCCAACAGAAAATCCATCTCTTAATCCTGTGGCTGCTTCCTCAAGAGCATCATCAGCTGCAAAAGTCTTTGCAAGTTTGAATGTGCCTTCTAAACCTTGATCGTTTGCAGTAATGTCAATTAACTTACCTAATGGGCGAGTTTTGTCATGCTCTAGTAGCAACTTGACAGGCTTTGAAAAATCAATGCTGTCTTTAGCAAATACTGTTTTACCCGCTGATGTATTTCCAGCCTCATTCCAAGAAACAATAGTTCCTGAAATTGTTCGCTTGTTTGTATCGGCAGCAGTTATTGTAATTGGGAAATTAATCTTCATCGGATTAAGTCCTCCTCCTCTTGGATTTGCTCAACGCTCATTGCGCCAATGCGATTTAGGATTTCATAAACTTGCGCACGCTCTAATGCAGAACCACGCAAAAAGTCGTCTATATCTACACGAACCTCCACGCCGTTGGGTACGAAATCCGCAGCAGATAGGCGTTGCTCAATCGGTGTTATGATGTTTCTTAAACTAAAATCAATTAATGCTTTACGCTCCATAATAGTTGTGCTGTATGTCATGCTAGTAGTTTCAGCAGATAAGAATGATGCCGGAATACCAACTGCTCTTGCAATTTCTGTTGCGAGATATTGGCGTGCTTCATTTAATTGCAATTTTTGTGGATCAAAGCCAAGAGCGTTTAATTCAACATCAGCATTTAAGAATGCAGTTGCTCTTGTGTTTCTAGCAACCTTCCATGATTCCAAAAGTTTTGTGATTCGCTCTGGAGTTAGGTTTGTGCCATTTGATTTTAACACCATTGTAGGAACTGGCTCTTTAGCGTATAATTCCGCAGCCTTTTCCAATTCTTGTGCAGCTCTTATTGTGCGACCGGCACGATTAAGCACACCTTCGTCTAATCCACTAAATACAACTAAAGATCCAATGCCTGTTGCTGGAACATGCATTCCATCGACCATGTATGAAGTGATCTCGGTTTGATTTGCGTTTAAGTTGTAAGTCACTCGATCAGGTGCAACTCTTGTCCATGCACGCACTCGACTATTATCTGATGCAGCATAAGAATCTAATACTTGTCCATAAGCAACGCCATGAAATAATAAATCCTCAGCGATCCATGCATAAATTGCTGATCCTGCAACTCTTGGATCAGGTTGCATAATAACTCTTGGTGGATCGATATGTTCTTTTGTAAAATGATTATAAGTTTCTAAAGGTAGCGAACCAATTGTTGAGCAGATAATGTTTCTTGCTCTTGCAACAGATGGCACAGACATTGCTTGTTCTCTAGTTGCTGTTTGTGCTCCGTAAAATAATCCGCCAACAGCTGACTGCAAATTGTAAGGCGTATTAGCGGCAGCCACATCGACTGTTGGTGTAATTGCGGTGTTTGTCAAAAAACGATCAAATAATCCCATTAGCACATAATATACCATAAATGCAATTTATCCGACTTGAATATCAATTTCCGTTTCTTGTTGTGTCGCAAAATAAGTTGCTAAAGCCGAAGCGACAGCTGCACAAACCGCCACTCGACTTGCACGCCTTCCGATGATCCATGACCCATCCCCATAGGGCAGTTTCGCAGCGGAAAGTGTTTGTTGGGTCAGTTCGTCTTGACCTCCATGCTGTAATCGATGGGAATTGATTGCGCCCAACCACCGATCACAACTTTCAGCATATATCGCCCCATCCATATCAGTAATGGGAATTCCAGCGGGAACTAGCCGACTTGCGACAGCTTGTGCAGTCCTCTTGGAATAAGCGACAGTCTGAACATTATATTTTCTTACATAAGGTGCAATGTCATTTGCAACCGCTAAATCATTGATTGAATAATCATTTGACCAAGTGTGCAGTAAAACTAAATTAAATCTTTCTCCTGATAGTTTCTGAGTTGCGACTAATGCGCCAAACTTTCGATCTGGAGATAAATCTAATCCAAACCAAGTTTCCTTTTCAGGATCTAAAGATATAGGTTCGGTCTGACACAATCCCCACTTTTGTGCATCAATTGCTGAATTGATTGTATCTACCCATTGAGCCAAAACTTCAGTCCGCACAATATCTGGCGGATCATTAATAACCGCTTTTAAGTTATCCGGATGAATTGTTATTCCCAATGATGGATTGGCTTGAGCAAAGGCACTCCAATTAATCTCGCCTGACGGAAGCAAGATCGGAGCATCGGGTTCTGCACTCCACTCAAACCAACCTATCGGATCGTTGGTTGTAGCTGAAGCCAACGCCCTCTCACGCAATTTGTTTAGGATTACGGAATGCTGATCTCCTGCTGATGAATAAACCCATACCTGCGGATTTTTAGCAGCCATCATTGAATAACGCATTGACGACCAGGCATCCTCATCTTTATATTCACGCAACTCATCCAAATGGATTGTTTCAGGTTTGCTCAAACCTCTAGCTGCATTGTTAGCAGCCTTTACAACAAACCGCCTATTGCCGAATAATTCAATTTCCTCAGCACCATGTTGCCATCGGATTTTCTTTACTTCTTTTTCCAACTTTGGATGCGTTTCAATTAAGCCAACAATCTGTCTAAATGTTTCAAGGGAAGTTGTAAGTCTGTGAGCTGATGCGAGTTGCAATCCTTCACCCCACACAAACATGCCGGTCAAGATCCGGAGCATCATCAGCGTGGACTTTCCTTGTTGTCTTGCCATAATTAAACCAAGTTCAGAATGAGCCCAGCGACCATCCTCACGCACCTTATGCCCATGAATGCAGACGAAGCGTTGCCATTCCATGAGGTTTATGCCAAGTTCGGTGGCAAGATCAATCATGTCTTGACCTTTTGAAGGTAAATCAGTCAGTTTTGAATGAATACGAGGAGTTTGCACACCTCCTAATCCTGAATAGGTCGGATCACTTAGGATCTCTCCCGTTTGTAAATTAATCAATCCGAACCAATCTGATCGTGAGCGATCGAGGTGTTTTGTGGGTTAGAAAAGGAACG